TTCATATAAAGATTTTACACAATCATCATTTGGTACATCAAATGGATTAATATTAGCAAAAATTGAATCTGCTAATCCAGCAGTTATCCCAGCAGCATATCAAGACGGCGATTTTAATAGTGTGAGTGGAGTACATAGCGGAAGATTTTATACTGGTGGGGCAACAAGTGCAAATAGTGTTTCTGCTAGTGGATATTATGCGGTACATGATGTTGTGGCAGGATTGAAAACAGGTTCAATGAGTGATTTTCAATATAAAAGTGGTACGGATGGAACTACAAGATTTTATTTATATACAGGTGGATTACCAAGTGATATAACTAATAGTCAACCAACAGCAGTTGTTACAAGTTCATTAAATAGAACGGGATTTACAGCAACATCAAGAAGTTTGAGTGGTGCACCTTATTTATTAACAACAACTTATAGTTTTACCTTTGATTCTGAAGTAAGTAAATCATTTGATCCTTGTTATGGATATGGAACATCAGTACTGGTAAATAGTAATCCAACCGACCAATGGGAAAATATAGGTTCAACAACAATTAGTAATACAACCACGACTGTAAACAATAGTGGAGTTTCTTCTACAGGGGCAACCAATTATGTCATAGATAATATTTGGACAAACAAGAGAAGTAGTGGGGATGATCCTGAAATTCAAGATATAGCAGTTGCAAGTTCTTCATTTACTTTTACACTTGATAGTAATACCGAGAATATTGACCAAAATAGGTCAAGTGATGAATCACAAAATTATAATTTAACCTTTAGAGCAACAGGTCGTAATTGGAAAAATACAAGTGTAACCGATACTACATCAACAATAAGTTTATATGATGCAAGTTTATTTGGACAATCAAGTTCAAGTGGTTCAATGGCAGTTTATAGTAGAGCTCAAGGATATGATTCAAATACTTTGGCTGATACAACCGAAACATTTACAGGTGAAGATTTTAGAATAGTATTGGCAGATAATGTAACTACATTTAGTGGAGCATATTTCACAACCGATTCATATCAAGTAAATGATAATGGTGGAAGTGTATTAGGTAATTATGATTTACAAGTGAAACCATCATTTTTGGTAGACCCAGGTGGTGATTATGGGTATTGGTATCCATCAAGTTTTGGTAGTGGAACATACAAATATTATATACGAAGATTTCAAGATGGTAGTGCAAGAACAAGTATGACTATTAATGTAGGCAAGACTTTAGTGAATTGGAATTCAACTTCAGACGGAGTGGCAGTTGGTTTGATATTAAAAAGTGGTACAAGTGCAGGGAGTAATACAAGTATAACTAATTGTAGAATTTATGACCCAAGTGCTACAGTTAGTAATTTAATTGAAAGTGGAGTGTCCGCAGATAATTTTAAAAATCCATTTAGTTCTGATATAGATTTATATGGAAACACAGGTGGTAGTGTAGCTTCAACCACATATACCGTACCAATGAGAAATGCAGATGGGATGTATTTAGATAGTAGTGATAATGAACTTTATGTAATAGTTAGATATAAGGGTGATCCAACACCAGTAACAAGTATAACATTGGCGTATAGTTAAGGGATAAGTAATGGCTATTAATCAAGAGAAAAAATCAAACAGATTACTTGGAAACAGACGATTTACAAGTGCTGATTTAAACACTTCACAAGAAGCGTTTACTTCGGTATTAGATTTACAATCATCTGAAATTTACACACAAGGTGATTTAATACCATCAAGTGCATTACCATTTAGTGGAAGTACTCAAAGTGGACAGGAGAGTGGTGTATTAAAATATTGGTATCGTTATAGGTTAACCAAATCAAATGTTGATGAAGATGTATGGTTTTTCGTATCACCTACAGGAAGTGCTAGTGGAATAACACCACAGTTGATTGCTAGTGGACAACAGACAAGTTTCATATCACCAAAATATTCAGAAGTTTCACTTGCAAACGCAAATACTGAAGATGGAACACCTGGATATGGAGTAAGAGTATATAAATCCACTTCAACTGATAGTGGTTCTTTAGGTGGTGGAGATGTAGTATCAGGAAATGATTATCAGTTTGATTATAAAACTGGTGTATTACAATTTGAAACGGCATTAGGTTCAACTCAGATTGTTTATATGTCAGCATATCAATATGTTGGAACAACACTTGCAACTGGATTAAGTGTAGAAGGTAATGTGAATATAGATGGTGATTTAACTGCAAAACAATATATTGTAAGTTCATCGGTAACTTATATGACATCAAGTTTTTCAAGTGGTTCAACTATTTTTGGTGATACAAATGACGATACACATCAATTTACTGGTAGTGTATTAATTAGTGGTTCAGTAACACCAGCTAATGATGATGTGATGAGTTTAGGAAGTTCAACCTTCCAATGGAAAGATTTATTCGTAGATGGTACTGCAAACATAGATACATTAAGTTTGACAGACGATTTTACATACAACGGAGTAACCTTTAATACGAGTGGTAGTAATCATTTAAGTATTTCAGGATCAAGCTTTGATTTCAAAGCAACAAACTCTGATAACTTATTTACACTATATAACGGTAGTGATGAGATATCAGTACAGATAGACGATAAAGTGATAGTTTTAGGTGCCAGAACAACTACACCAACTGCAGTTGCAGGTGGATTATTTTATTCTGGATCAGACCAATGGTATCTGGGATACGATGGTGCAGGTTTACCATAAAACTAATTTAAATGATATTTATTAAATGAAAAAAGGACTTGTCAAGTCCAATTAGGAGAATAAAATGGCACAATGGAGAAAAGTAATAGTTTCTGGCAGTAATGCCGAACTAAACAATATAAACTCGAGCGGAAATGTAGTACCTACTATTACTAACGGGGGCTCTTTAGGTACAAACGCTTTGAATTGGAGCGATTTGTTTCTCGATAGTGGAGCAGTAGTTAATTTTGATAGTGGAGATGTAACTTTAACTCATTCAGGTAATTTGCTTGACATAGATGGTGGTAATACCAGAGTCGATAGGTTAGAATTAGATAGTGCATCTGATTATTTAGATGTATCCACAGATTTACAAATTGTTGCAGCAGCAGATGTTTCAATAAATGCAGGTGGTGGTAATGTTAAACCTTCAGCAAACGATGGTTCAGCACTTGGTGTGAGTGGAACAGCATTTAGTGATTTATTTTTAGCAAGTGGAGCAGTTGTTGACTTTAACGCAGGGGATGTAACTTTAACTCATTCAGCAAACGCACTTACTGTCGGTGGTGGTGATGTATTAATTGGTGGTAATTCTGTTTCAGGATCTTCAGCATCTACTGGATCATTTGGACACTTGAATGTGTCTGGAAATGGTGTTTTTGGTGGTAATCTAACATTTGGAGATGCAAATACTGATTCTGTTAGTTTTGGAGCAGATATTGATTCAAATCTTATTCCAAATGCAGATGATACATACGATTTAGGTTCAGCCACACAGGCATGGCAAGATTTATTTATAGAAGGTGATATAACCTTAACAGACGCTGGAAGTGTAAAGGCAACAGCAGGAAATTTAACAGTAGATTCAGAAGCAGCCACTTTAGTATTAGATGGACACACAGGAGTAGATATTGACGCATCAAATAGTGGTAAAGTTGCTATTGATGGTGCAGGTGGTATTGATATTGGTGTCGCTGCAGATGTTGCAATAGATATTGATTCAGCCGCACTTGATATTGATGCAAGTGGAGCAATTACCATTGATGGTACTTCTACCCTTTCTATTGATGCCGCTGATGATATGAATTTTACAATTACATCAGGTACTGGTGGAGAAGATTTAACTATTGCACAGGTAGGTGCAAATGATTCGTCTATTATAATAACAGCAGCAGGTACAGGAGCTGATGCAGTTAGTATTGATGCAACTGCTGGTTCTATGGTGATTGGTGCAACTCTTGTTGATACGAAAACATTAACACTTGGTAATACTTTATCTACTTATTTGCAATTAACGCCGCACGGTACAGCCGCATCTGAAAAAGTTTTACTTTACAATGCATCAGGATCAGCCGATGACGCAATAAAAATACATTCAGACGCTGGTGGTGTTACTATTAAAGCAGATAATGATTCACTTCATATTGATGCTGATGGTACAGATGCAGATGCATTAAATATTGATTCTGCAGGTGGTATTGATGTAGACGCGGCAGCTGCAGTAGACATTTTAGCTGCTTCAACATTAACTGCCAAAGGAGCAACTGGAGCATCACTTGGTGATGATACGGGTACTTGGGAATTTGATGGCGCAGGAGCTTTATCTGAAACAGGAATGACAACTGTTTCTATAACACCTTCAAGTACATTTGATTTAGATGCCGCTGGAGCGATTACAATTGATGGGGCTTCAATTACTTTAGGTGGAGATTCAGATACAGCATTTGATATTGATACTTCCACATTAGATATTGACTCAAGTGGGGCAATTACAATTGACTCTACTGAGGGTGTTTCGGTTCAAGGTGGTGCAGCGTCTGATTTTACTACAGGTGTAGGAGCATTAACATTAGATGGTGCAGGTGGTGTTAATATTGCAGGAAATGCAGCAGAAGTTGATGTTACTACAAGTGGAGCTGTTGATATTAATTCAGGGGCATTTACACTTAATGGTTCAACTGTAGGTATTGATGGAAGTGCAGCACTTACATTAGGTGCTTCTGAAATGGACATTGATGCAGATGGTGGAGTCATTAATATGGACGCAACATCTACAATCACAATTGGTGGAACAAATGCAACAGGAGTAACAATAGGTAAGAGTGATACTACTGTTTCTATCCCTGGAAGTTTAGATGTTAATGGAACATTAACCACAATTGATACCACGAACTTAAAAGTTGCTGATAGATTTATTCTAATGGCAAGTGGTTCTTCAAGTGGAGATGGTGGTATTGTAGTTGAAACAGATGGAGCAGGTGCTGGTACATCATTAGGATATGATGATAGTGCTTCAAGATGGGCTTTATCAAAAGCTGATGATACTTCACATAGTTCCACAACAATAACACCAAGACAATATGTTGTTAGTGTTAGTGGTTCAGCAGCAGATGCTAGTGGAAATCCAAGTGATTTCGGTTCAGCAGCTGGTGATAGAATTGGAATGATGCATGTAAATACATCCACAGGAGATATATTTATATTTAGTTAAACTTAAAATAAAGGTTGATATATGGCAGTAACTGCAAATAAAGTAAGAACTATAGTGGATGAAGTCGCTAAGTTCAAAAAAGAAGAAATTGAATTCTTATTTGAAACAATTAAGAATGGAATGATTCCAGGTAAACATTTGGGTATTGCGATGGAAGTTGTTAATAAACTGAAATCTCAATATCAATTGTTGAATAGAAAAGAAGCTATGATTACGGAAACTAAATCTAAAAAAGATGTAGTTAAAGAACAAATAGAAGAAATTCAACAAAAAGAAACACAAAGACTTAAAGAACAAGATGGAGAACTTTGGGTTAAAGATTAACTTTATTGGCCTGATGTTTGGCGACATTAGGAAGTGGGCTTGAAAGAGTAACCAACCGTAGGGAGATAACATAAATGCCAAATTGGAAAAAAGTAGTAGTTTCGGGCTCTAACGCCCAACTGAATCAAGTAACGGCAAGTTATTTCAAAGGTGATGGCTCCGCAATAACAGGTGTAGCAGCCGACACTGCAAATATCGCAGTAAGTGAAGAGGGTTCTTCTTTAACATCTCAAGTATCAAGTATAGATTTTGTAGGTAGTTCATTAACTGCCACAACAAGTGGTAATGATGTAACAGTAACATCAACATCGTCATCACCATTTAAAGCAACAGGTTCATATTATGCAGCAAATGCTGATGTTTATGTAACAGGGTCATTAGCAGTTGATGGTGTTATAAGTGAACAAGGATATTCGATACCTGAATTGATGGAAAAAATGGTAGTTGATGCTAGTAGTTCAACATTTTTAAATTTTACAACAGTAACAGATAATTCAGGTGAAGTGTTAGTAACCGATTAGGAGTATATAAATGAATAATAGAGCAGTCGTTTGGGCATCCAATAGACGAGTACAAATGGCAAAAAAACATAGTGAATTAACAGGAGCAGACCTACATAATCCTAAAGGAATAGGTTCTGAAAACACATCAACTGCTTTAATAGTGAGTCAATCGACTCAGACTATATCAGTTAGTGGTTCTGTTATACCTGAAACTACAAATACATATGATTTAGGTACTGCAGCAAAAATGTGGAAAGATATTTATGTATCAAGTGGTTCTATAAAATTTGTAGACCCATCAACTAATTTAGTTGTTTCTACAATAGGTCTTGATGCAGATGGTAATCAAAATATTAGTGGTTCGGTACTACCAGACTCGGACGCTACTTATGATTTAGGTTCAAGTACAAAAGAATGGAATAATTTATATATAGATGGTACTGCCAATATAGATAGTTTAACCTTGACTTCAGGGGCAACTGTAACTGCAGTTCTCGATGAAGATGCAATGGGTTCAGATAGTGCAACAGCACTTGCGACCCAACAAAGTATTAAAGCTTATGTAGCAGCTCAAATAACCGCAGAAGATTTAGATGTCGGTTCAGATAGTGGTACAATTGCAATTGATTTAAATAGTGAGACATTTACTATCGCAGGTGGTACAGGTATAACAACTTCAGCAACAAGTAATACACTTACAATTGCAAGTGCAGTTACAGCAGGTGATGGTTTAACTTTAACTTCCGCAGATATAGATATAGATGCAGCTCAAACTACTATTACTTCTGTATTAAATACAGGTTTAGTAGTTGGTAGAGATGCAGATAATGATATAGATTTTGCTACTGATAATAATATTATATTTAGAGCAGGTGGTGAAGACCAACTTACTCTTGTTGATGGTGCTTTAACACCATCTTCAAATGCTATTGTAGATTTGGGTACAGATGCTTTAGAATTTAAAGATGCTTATTTTGATGGAACAGTAGAGGCAGATGCAATAACAATTGCTGGAGTTACATTATCCGAAACAATTGCTGATACTGTTGGAGCTATGGTTAGTTCCAATACAGAATCAGATATTTCTGTTACTTATGAAGATGGTGATAATACATTAGATTTTGATATAGATGATGTATATATTAGAAATGATGGAAATGATACTTCGAGTGGTACTATAACAGCCGCGGGATTTACAAGTACAGCAACAGGTTCAATTGCACATATAAAAGCAAGTGATGAAATTAGTGGTAGTATAAGTCAAGCAATTCAAACTGGAATTACAACTGCAGCTAATCTTACTACTGTAGGAACAATTGGAAGTGGTACTTGGGAAGGAACTACGATAGCTGTAGATCAAGGTGGAACTGGAGTAACAACAAGTACTGGAACTACTAATGTAGTATTATCAAATAGTCCTACTTTAGTAACACCAGCATTAGGAACACCAAGTGCGTTAGTTGGTACAAATATATCAGGAACTGCATCGAGTCTTAACATCGGTGGAACTGCAGCAATAGGAACAAGTATTACAGTAACTGCAAATAATTCAGCTGATGAAACTGTTTATCCTTTATTTGTAGATGGGGTATCAGGAACTCAAGGGGCCGAAACTGATTCAGGTTTAACTTATAATCCAAGTACAGGATTATTAACTTCAACTGGATTTAGTGGAAACTTAACAGGAACTCTACAAACTGCATCTCAAACAAATATTACATCAATTGGAACAATCCAAACTGGTGTATGGAATTCAACAGACATTGGAGTCGCATATGGTGGTACTGGTGCTTCAAATGCTTCTGATGCAAGAGACAACTTAGGATTAACAATTGGATCAAATGTTCAAGCGTATGATGCTCAATTAGCTTCAGTTGCAGGTTGGACTGCAGCCCAAGTTACTACACTTGGAAATATAGGTACAACAACAACTGCAGCTGATAAAATGATTTATACAACAGCTGCCGATACTTTTGCAGAAACCGCAATAACATCTTTTGGTAGAAGTTTAGTAGATGACGCGGCCGCATCAAATGCAAGAACAACTTTAGGATTAGGAACAAGTGCAGTATTAAATACAGCAGCAATTTCAGATGGTGGTGGTGGCGTAGCTACAGCAGACCAAATACACACATTTGTTACAACACAAACTGATAGTATAGCAGCAAATACAAGTGGAACAGCTACAACGGTAACCGTTACGGATGATACAAGTAATAATAATTGGCCAATTGTATTACACGATGGTTCAAATGGTTTATTAGACGATACAGGAACATTTACTTATAATCCAAGTACATCAACATTAGTAGTTCCTAATATAAGTGTTTCAGGAACACAAACTTTTATAGATACTGCAACACTTGTGGTAACAAGTTCAGTTATTTTTGAGGGAGCTACAGATGATGGTTATGAAACAACTTTAACCGTTACAGATCCAACAGCCGATAGAACATGGACTTTACAGAATGCGTCGGATACTATAGTTGGTCGTGATACATCAGACACTTTAACAAATAAAACAATTAGTGGTGCTTCAAATACTTTATCAAATATTGCTAATTCATCACTTTCAAATTCAACAATTAGTGGTATAGCACTTGGTAGTAATTTAGCAAACTTAACCGTTGATAACACTACAGTTCAGTTAAGTAGTGGAACAACATATAATGGTGGAACAGGATTAACAATATCTGGTAAGACAGCAGCTATTGCAAATGGTGGTAGTGGTTTAGCAACAGCAGACCAAATCCACACATTTGTTACAACACAAACTGATGAAATGGATGCAGGAACAAGTGGAAATGCAGCAACTGCAACATTGGCAACAACTATAACCATTACAGATAATGAAAGTACTAATGAAGAAAATGCTATCCTTTTCTCAGCAGGAGCTGATACTGATGGTGGTTCACTTGGAGTAGAACAAGACCATTCAGGTATGACTTACAATCCAAGCACTGGTGGAATAACTGCTACTCTGTTTACTGGAGCTGTTACAGGAAATTCGTCTACAGCAACTAAAATTTCATCCATCACGAACAGTAATATTGTACAATTAACCAGTTCACAAACTTTAACAAATAAAACTTTAACAACACCAACAATAGCAAGTTTTACAAATGCTACTCACAATCACTCTAATGCAGCAGGTGGTGGACAAATAACACTTGGTACTGGTACAACAGGAAATTATGTAGCAACTGCCGTTGCTGGAGATGGTATTGATGTAAGTGGTGCAACGGGAAATGTTACGATTTCAGTAGAGGATAGTACGGCATCTAACAAAGGTAGTGTAATAGTCGCGGGTGGAACAGGAATTACAGTAGGGTATTCAGCTGGAACTGCAACCGTTACAGGTCATACTAAATATGCATTAACAGAAGATTTGGCAAGTGGTGAAATAACGCAGTTACAGAACATAGGTACAAGCACTATATCAGCAGCCCAATGGGGATACTTAGGTGCAGCAACTGGAGCGATAACTAACACAAATACAGTAGATATGGGTGATGGTTTTAAAGTTAGAGATGATGACAATGACGATGTAACTCTTACAGAAAATGAATATATAAAATTTATATCCGCAACAGGAACTGCTGGAACTAATTTAGCAGGGGCTGGTACTACAGGTGATCCATATGTAATGACAATTACAAGTCCTGATACTAATACAGATTTATCAACAGATGTAACATTAGCTGGTACACCTGATTATATAACAATTAGTGGACAAACGATAACAAGAAATGCAATTGTTTTAACAACAGATGTAAGTGGTGTATTACCATCTGCTAATATGGATGCAGATACCGCACATTTAACAACCACGCAAACATTTAGTGGAGCAAAAACATTTAGTTCTCTTGCTAGCTTTACAATGGACGGTAATACTATTACGGGAATTGATGATTCAGCTGAATTTACTGATGACGATGCTCATATTATGACTTCGGCGGCTGTACAAGATAAGATTTTAGGTTATAGTTATTCAACAACAACTGGTACTGTAACGAATGTTGCAACAGCTGGTACAGTTAGTGGAATTACTTTAACTGGTGGAGCAATTACATCAACTGGTACAATAACATTAGGTGGAACTATAGATTTAGCATCTGGTGATATTCCAAATAATGCAGCAGATACAAGTGGTAAGGCAACAACGGCAGGAACTGCAGATTTAGCAACAACTATAACTATTACTGATAATGAAAGTACAAACGAAGAAAACGCTATTTTATTTTCAGCGGGTGCAGATGTTGATGGTGGTTCACTTGGAGTAGAACAAGACCATTCTGGATTAACATATAATCCAAGTACAGGTGGAATAACTGCTACTTTGTTTACTGGGGCTGTAACAGGTAATGTAACAGGTAATGTAACAGGTAATGTAACAGGAACTATCGCAACAGCAACACAAGGAACAATAGACCACGATAGTTTAGCAAATTTTGTAGCAGATGAGCATGTAGCTCACGGAGGCGTAAGTATAATAGCAGGAACTGGTTTAACAGGCGGTGGAACAATTGCCGCAACAAGAACTTTAAATGTAGTGGGTGGTGATGGTATTACGGCAAATGCTAATGATGTTGCAGTAACAGCAGCACAAACAACTATTACATCTATTATAAATAACGGTTTATCAATAGGTGGTTATTCTTCACATCAACTTATTGATTTCTCAACAGACGATATGATAAAAGTTTCGGTTAATAATGTTGCTGATGAATTTAGATTCACTGCAGGTGGAACATTCCACGCAGACGCTGACATAGTTGCTTTTTCTTCAACCGTAGCTTCTGATAGGAAACTTAAAACTAATATAACTGATACAAAATATGGTTTAAGTGATGTATTAAAACTTCGTGGTGTAGATTTTAATTGGAAAGAAAAATTTGAAGGTAAAAGAGATGTTGGATTTATTGCACAAGAAGTTCAAGAAATTATTCCTGAAGTGGTAAAAGAGGTTGATAGTTTAAAAGAAGAAGGTGAAACACATTTAACAGTAGATTACTCAAAGGTAGTACCAGTATTGATAGAAGCAATAAAAGAACAACAAAAACAGATAGATGAATTGAAAAAAAATAAAATGAATAAAAGGATTAAAGAGTAAAAATAAATTGAGTTTTTGAGTAAAAACTTGATATTTATATATAGTTAATTAAAGTTTATAACATAAGGAGTTATATAATGGCAAAATCAAAAGAAACAAAATTCACAACTGAAGAGTTAAGTTCACTTTCAGGATTGAGAGATTCTTATGCAGCTATCCAAAACGATTTTGGAGCAGTTAAAGTAAGAAAGGTTCTCTTAACCCAACAACTTAATTCATTAGAAGAAACTGAAGTTCAGTTAGAAGCAAAGTATACTGAAACTCAATCTTCAGAACAAGAACTTGTGAAATCTTTGAATGAAAAGTATGGTCCAGGTAATCTCGACCCACAAACAGGAGTATTTACACCAGTAGAAACACCTGATGCAGTAGAACCATCTACTGATACAGCTTCCAGTCAAGAAAAAGCTTCCTAATTTATAAAAAAAGTATCAAGTGAGCCCCTTTTGGGGTTATTACTTGATATTTATTAATCGAAATATATCGTTCCGATATATAATAATTTATAACATTTTAGGAGAATAAAAATGGCTGAAAGAATAGTAAGTCCTGGTGTATTTACAAGGGAAAAAGACTTATCCTTTCTACCACAAGGTATTTCTGAAATAGGTGCTGCAATTATCGGGCCAACCGTTAAAGGCCCAGCATTTACACCGACTCGTGTATCGAGTTTTTCAGAGTATAAAAATATCTTTGGTGATTTGGATAGTCGATTCTATGTACCAATGACAGCCCAGGAATATTTAAAACACGCACCTTCTGTTACGATAGTTCGTATCTTAGGATTGGGTGGTTATCAACCAAGTACATTAAGATTAAGTTTAACACCAATATTAGCACAAACAGGATCCGCTGGATCAACTGCTAAAGTTGTTGCAGTATTACACCCATCAAGAGCAAACTCATCTTTAGATTTGGGAGCAGCTGATATGGTTACTGTTGATGCAAGTGCTGATTGGAATGCAACTACATTAACAATTAATAGTGTTGCAAAAACAATCTCATTTGATACTGGTTCAGATAACTATGTAACAAAAGTTTTTGGTTCAGACCCACAAACTACAAATACAAATGTATATGTGTATAAAGAATACAAGGAATTTTCATCTCAACATGGATTTGATGCAACTACACTATTGAGTGCAGCATCAGCATCATCAGGTGAAGATTTTACTCATGATTATAGTGTGGCAACTTCACCTTACTTCATTTCACAATTAAGTGGTGGAGCTAGAAAAAATCTATTTAAGATTAAATCTAAATCACATGGAAATTCTGTTAATGGTGATTTCAAAATTGCTATTGCAGATTTAATTGCAGCAGGTGGAAAAGCTGGTAGTGATTGGGCTCACTTTACACTTCGTGTATTGAGAAACAATCCTGGTGAAACTAATGATAAAGAAGTATTAGAATCATTTGTAGACCTCAATTTTGATCCAGATTCACCAAACTATGCACCAAGACGAATCGGTGATAGATATGTAACAAGTGATTCGGTAGGTAAATTAACCTTTAATGGTGATTGGCCTGGAACAGATGGTTCAGTTCATATTCGTATTAGTGATTATGAAACAGAACTTGAAGGTATTAATGAAGCATTAGTACCACATGGTTTTGCAGCAGTATCTAATCCAACTCTTGGAACTTCAACAGTACCAAGTGGTAGTTTTGTGATAAATCAGACTAATTCATCTACATCTAAATTTGATAAAAATCAATATTATGGATGGGATTTTGACGCTGACAATAACAAACAATACTTAGCACCTTTACCAGCAAGTGGTGGTACAGGTGGAAATGCAGCATTTAGTTTAGAAAATATGTATGGGCATGTAAATGCAGCTACAGATTTAAGTGTAGATACTGCAGCTAATGGTTCTACATTACTAACATTAAGTGTAGCTGATAAAGCACAGTTAAAGTTTGTTGCACCACTTCAAGGTGGATATGATGGAGATAATCCAACTACATTAAAAGCAACTGGTACTGATATTTCTACATCAAATACACAAGGATTTGATTGTAGTGGTACTTTAGCAAGTGGTTCAAAATCATATGAGAGAGCAATTAATGCAATTAGTAACCCTGATGAGTATGATATTAATTTATTGGTAACACCTGGTGTTGTCCATGAATATCACTCAGCAGTAACCAAACATGCAATTAGTAAAGTTGAAGCTCGTGCTGATGCTTTCTATGTAATGGATGGTTCAAGATGGGGTCGTTCAGTATCAAATGCAGTTAGTGATATAAACGCTCTTGATACTAACTATGCAGCAACTTATTATCCTTGGGTCAAAGTGATTGATACCACTAAATCTAAACCAGTTTGGGTTCCGCCATCAGTTGTACTACCTGGAGTAATCGCATTTACAGATAGTGTAGCACACGAATGGTTCGCACCTGCAGGTTTAAACAGAGGTGGATTAGGAAGTGTAGTGGAAGCAAAAACAAGACTAACACATACAGAGAGAGATACTCTTTATGAAGGTCGTGTTAATCCAATTGCATCTTTTCCTGGACAAGGAGTTGTAGTGTTTGGACAAAAAACATTACAGGGAAAACCATCAGCTCTTGATAGAATCAATGTTCGAAGACTATTAATTAGACTTCGTAAATTCATTGCTTCATCTTCAAGATACTTGGTGTTCGAACAAAACACAGCATCAACAAGAAACAGATTCTTAGGAATAGTTAATCCATTCTTAGAATCAGTTCAAGCTAATAGTGGTTTGTCAGCATTTAAAGTAGTGATGGATGACTCTAACAACACACCAGATGTTGTTGATAGAAATGAGTTGAGAGGACAAATCTTTATTCAACCTACGAGAACTGCAGAGTTCATTGTGTTGGATTTTGTTGTTCAACCAACTGGGGCAGCATTCCCTGAGTAAGTTTAACTTATAAAAATACTGTCTTATAACGAAGAGCCCACATTCAATTTAGAGTGTGGGTTTTTCATTTCTACGAAAAAAGTCAAAAAGTCGGGGTGTCTCATTTTCTTTTAAGGGAAAATTTTGACTCTATAGAAAAAACTTCTAAAAAACTTCTAATAATGATATATAATTATAGTGTGTAGATTCATTTTTTTTAGATTTCTGATATTTATTATCGAAGAAAAATTAACGGCAAATAATTAAAATGGAGAACAAAATGGCCGACATATTAGCAGCAGACGAAATCTTTTTTACACCGTTTGAACCGAAAACGAAAAATCGTTTCGTCATGTATATTGACGGAATACCTTCTTATTTTGTAAAGACAATGAATCGACCACAAATTACCTTTGAAGAAGTTGAACTTAATCATATCAATATTAAAAGATATATTAAAGGTAAAGGTACATGGGAGCCTTTAGAAATAACTCTATATGATCCAATCGTTCCAAGTGGAGCACAGGCAGTTATGGAGTGGGTAAGATTACACCACGAATCAGTAACAGGTCGTGATGGATATTCAGATTTTTATAAGAAAGAGATTAAATTTAATCTTTTAGGTCCAGTAGGTGATAAAGTTGAGGAGTGGGTATTGAAAGGTGCTTTCATACAAACCGCTAACTTCAATGACTTAGATTTTGCTAATGGAACAGATGTCGCTGACATATCGTTAACACTTCGTTACGACTACGCAGTACTTTCGTTCTAAAACTATAAGGAAAACAATATGGCCTTTAAAGATATTTTTAAAGATAATAACTCATATAACGAGAAATCTATTATAGGGTTTGGTGCGTTTGCAGTGATGGTAATATTTGCAACTGCAGATATTGTAACAGGTGCTATTGGTAAGGATTTAGTAATTAACGAAGTTGTTTATAATTCTTTTCTATTAACTACATTAGGTAGTTTCGGTATAGCAGGAGCTGAAAAGATTTTTTCACAACAAAAAAAATAAATTTGATTATTTTAAATTAAAATAATAGTTATTATAAATAAACGGTTTTAAACACATTTCATAGGAGATAAAAATGGCTGAAAATCAGTACGATTTTCCGACCGAAGTTCTGGCTTTACCTTCAAAGGGTTCACTCTATCCAGAGGATAGTCCACTTCGTTCAGGAGAAATAGATGTCAAATATATGACAGCAAAAGAAGAAGATATTCTAACTTCAACAAACTTAATTGAAAAGGGATTAGTAATCGATAGATTATTAACTTCAGTTATTGCAGACCCTAAAGTTAAATTAGATGATTTACTAATAGGAGATAAGAATGCATTAATGTTAGGTACTCGTGTATTAGGATATGGTAAAGATTACGAAGTTATGATTGAA